CGCCCTCAGCCGCAAGATCACCGGCTGGCAGCTCACCCACCCCGGCCCGACGCTCAAGGACCGCGTCGGCCCCGGCGCCGCCGGCCTGTCCCTCTACACGGGGATCGTCGCCAAGAAGTACCCGGGAGCCTGACATGACACTCATCAGCGACATCACCCCGTACCTGACCGCCGCGGACGACAAGATCGCGCAGCTGACGACCGCGAACGCGGCGCAGGCCCAGTCGATCGCCACCCTCACCGCGTCGAACACGGCGCTCACCGCGCAGGTCGCCGACCTCACGGCGAAGCTCGCCGCCGCCACGTCGCCGCCCCCGGTGACCCCGCCGCCGGCCACGACCGGCCCGACCCTGCCCGCCGGGTGGACGCGCACGCAGTTCTTCGACGACTTCACCGGCACCAGCGTCGACAAGACGAAGTGGAACGTCCGGGACAACACCACCCAGTCGAACATGGACGGCCGGAACTTCGCCCGGAACTGCACGGTGAAGGACTCCGTCCTGTCGATCCGGTCCGGGAACGACACCGGCGACAACGCCCACCCGTGGTCGTGCGGCTACCTCGACACCATCGGGAAGGCCGCGTTCGCGACCGGCCGGTGGGAGGCCCGCTGCCGCGTCCCGTGGGGCGTGTCGGCCGCGGGCTTCTGGCCCGCGTTCTGGCTGCGCCCCTCCGACGGCGGCATCGGGGAGATCGACATCCTCGAGGCGTGGCCGGCGAAGAACGACATCCACCAGACCCTGTGGCGGGACTACACCGGCACCCCCCACGTCGAGGGGAAACACCAGACCATCCCTCCGTTCGACCCGACCGCGTGGCACGTGTACGCCGTCGAGAAGGAGCCCGGCGCCTGCCGGTTCCTCATCGACGACGTCCTCGTGTGGGACGCGTCGAAGTCGGCGTCGTGGGTCGCCGAGGCGCTCGACCGCAACGTCACGTGGAACATCCGGCTGAACCTGCAGATGGGTGGCTCCTACGGCGGCAAGCCGACCGCGGCGACGAACCTCGCGCAGACGTTCGACATCGACTGGGTCCGCGTCCTCGCGCGCTGACAGAAGAGAGGGTCAGGTATGAGCTCGATCCTGGAAGCCATCGCTGCCGAGCAGGCCGCGTTCCGCAAGGGACCGACCTGCTCCATCGGCCAGATGCTCGACACCCTCGACGCGAAGGAACGAGCCGCGGTCGAGGCCGCCGTCGACGACCCGGGCAACCCGTACACGGTCCGCGTACTCACGTGAGACGGAGACCAGGAGTGCGCCTCACCCTGACGGTCGGCGAGACCGTCCTCGTCGACATCTGCATCCTCGAGCCCGCCGCCCCCGTCGAGGACGCGGCCGCGACCGAGTCATGGCCCCTGCACGCCGACACCGCGACCGACAGCAGCCCCCAGCCGTTCGGCTTCCGGCCCACGCCCGACCCCTGGCCGCCGTCCTGGGAATAGCCTGGGAGGACCAGGAACGCCGCCCGGCTACGACCCGAGAGCGCCCCACCCCGATTCCAGCGGGGTGGGGCGCTCTTCGTCGTTGTCGGACCCGCCTCATAGCCTGCGGTCTATGCCGCTCACCGACCGCGACGTCGCGATCCTCGACATCGAGGCGCAGCACTGGCGGCACGCCGGGTCGAAGGAGCAGGCCATCCGTGGCCGCCTGGACATGTCGGCGACGGCGTACTACGCCCGCCTCAACCAGCTGCTCGACGAGCCGGCCGCGCTCGAGCGGAACCCCGTCCTCGTGAACCGGCTGCGGCGGATGCGGGACCGGCGGAGGCTCGCGAGGTCAGGTCACAGGTAAGGGCCCCAAGCGCTCAACGCCTTGTGCAGCGCCGTTGCGGCGCGTTCGGCTCGGACCCAAGCCGTCCCGCACTTATCGCCGGCATCTGGGCACTCAGCAGGAACGGCGGCCGCAGCCGCGGACAACTCGGTGCCAGCTGCGGTCAACTTGTCCACCAGGGGAGCGATTTCCGCCGGGGGCACACCGAGATCCTTTGCGGCGCCTCCCATCGAAGCGACCACGGTCTCACCGATTGCGCTCACCGTGAGGATCTGCACACCGCAGGTCCCGGAGTCGGTCTTCATCACGATGCTGATCCAGCTGCAGTCGTCAGCGAACTTCGTAGCCGAGGCATCCCAGTCGGAGGCATCCTGAGCGACCCGGCTCGCCCACTGCGAGACCGTGGCCGACGTCGGTGTCGGCGTCGGCGTACTCGTCGCACTTGCGCTGAGCGTCGGGGAGGTGCTCGATGCCGATCCGGCACCGCTCGAGGAGCAGGCGGCCAACGACACGGCCGTGAGAAGGATGACGGCAGCGCCGCGGACCCCCGAGAAGCTCATGGGGCGGATCGTAGCGCCGCTCATGCGCCGATCGCCCCGCCCTGTCCCCACCGTGTCCCCCGCCCCATCGTTCGCGCAGGTCACATGGGTGGGCGCAGAGGGACTCGAACCTTCGCCCTCTGAGCGTCTGAGCGTGGATCCATCGGTGTTCATGTCCGGTTTCCCCTCTTTTGCGACTCCTGGCGTGCCCTGGCATCGACAGTTTGTCCCCCGTGGGGACACTAGGATGGTGGCATGGCGAGCCTCGAAGAGCGCCCCAACGGCTCCGTCCGGGTCGTCTGAAGTGCTCCGCCCTGATCAGATCTCGGTGATGTGGGAGGTCATCGGCTACACGCTGTTCCCGCGCAACCACCTGCACCGCGCCGTCCTGCTGCACGGCTCGACCGGCCGGAACGGCAAGTCCACGCTGCTGAAGGTCCTCGCTTCCCTTGTCGGCCCTGAGAACGTGGCCAACGTCTCGTTCTCCACGCTCACCAACCCCTCAACCGGCCGGTTCGCGATCGAGCGGCTGCGTGGCAAGTTGCTCAACTCGGCTGGCGAGCAGGACGCGGGCAAGATGCCGACTGCCCTTCTGAAGCAACTGATCTCGGGAGACCCGCTCACGGCAGACAGGAAGAACAAGTCGTTCATCTCGTTCACTCCCCATGCGCTGCAGGTGGTTGCGACCAACTCGAACATCACGTCCAACGACCACAGCGAGGCCCTGGCCGACCGCTTCGTGATCTTCGAGTTCGAGAAGTCGTTCTACGGCGTGGAGGATCCGACCCTCGGCGACCGGCTGACCTCGCCGCGCGAGTTGCAGGGCATCCTGGCTCACGCGCTCGATGCCCTCGACCGGCTGCTGCAGCGCGGCAGGTTCGATCTCTCCGCTGAGATGCTGGACGATAGGAACGAGTACGCGGCTGCGATGGGTGGCTCCGTGCGCGAGTGGCTGCACGCCTACACCGTCATCGAGCCCAACGGCCGCATCGAGAAGCCCCAGGCGTGGGACGCCTACCAGAACGCCTGCGCGCTCGACAACGTGCGGACCACCGTGACCAAGAGCCAGTTCTACCGCGCCCTGGAAGGCATGAGCCACATCACCACGGCCACCATCAAGGGGAAGCGGTACTTCAAGGGCATCGTGCTCAACGACGAAGCCGTCGCCCCCTCAGAGTTCGTGTAAGGAGAGAATCAGCATGTCAGACATCGAAGACGCCTTCGACGCGTTCCTCTCGAATCAGGTGCCTGGGACACAATCCTTGTCCGACAAGGAGTACACTGCGCTGCTCGAAACGATGGTGAGCATCGCCAACGACCCCCGTGCGTACCTGGCTGCGCACGGTCAGTAACACCAACACACAGAAGGAGACTGCACCACATGACCGCCAAGACCGAACCGAAACTCTGCAAGCGTGGCTTGCACGACCTCAACGACCCCAAGACGCTCATCTACATCCAGCCGTCCAACGGGACCAGGCAGTGCTTGGTTTGCCACCGCGAGCAGGTGAAGGAGTACCGCGCCCGGCCGAAAGGCCCGTGCAAGAAGTGTGGCTCGACCAACCGCGAGAAGAACGGAACGTGTCGTGACTGCTCCGCGCGTCGCAAGGCGGCCCGCGAACTCGCTGCGGACGACTTCCTGTGAGCGGCGTCCAGCGCTTCCAGAAGCGCCCCATCGTCATCGAGGCCGTCTACCTCGACCCCTCGATCTTCCCGCCCGCTGACCTCTCGTCGTCCATCGACCCGAACACGCGCTCCCACGCCGTCATCGCAGGCTGGATGATGGGCAACGGCTTCACGGCGTTCAAGGTGACCGGCGACCGCGCCCCGTTCGGCCTGGCGATCCGCACGCTGGAAGGCGTCATGCTGGCTGAGCCCGGCGACTGGATCATCAAGGGAGTCAAGGGAGAGTTTTACCCTTGCAAGCCCGACATCTTCGAGGCGACGTACGAGGCGGTCGAAGACCCGTGAGCCACTTCTACTCTGCCAAGCACCCCATCGCAAGTGGCCAGGAGAACTACGACACGGTGTGCTGGCGCGAGCACCGGCCAGGGCAGGTGTGCATCCTGCCGGAAGGCCACAACCCCTTCGCACAGATCCGCCATGTGCTCGATGGAGAACTGCAGTACGACGCTCTGCTGTTCGTGTGCCCCGGCTGCAAGGCCATGCTGCCGGAGGGCGACGGCTTGCACATGCTCCCGGTCAACGACCCCGTCAAGACTCCATCGTGGACATGGAACAACAGCCTGGAGTGCCCCTCGCTCAGCCCGAGCATCCTGACCAAGTGGGGCACGGTTGTCGACGGGACCGAACAGATCTGCCACTCGTTCCTCACGGACGGCGTGTTCAACTACCTCGACGACTGCACGCACCCGCTCACCGGTCAGCTCCGGCGCAAAGCCGCTGCGGGCCCGCGCCATCAGGTAGTCCCGGCGGCCCTTTTCGCCGCGTTCCTCCGCGTCGGCCGCTGCGTCCTGCATGCCGCCCATGCGTGCCGCCTCGGCGTCGACCTCGTACATGAAGTCCACGAGCTCTCGGATCTGCCCCGCGGCCAAGCCGTACCAGACCTCGACGTTGAGAAGCGTCTGGGCGTCGTAGTTGTCGCGTCGCGCGTTCTCGAGGTCGTAGAGGATGCGCAGTTGCCGGCTGGCGCCACGCTCCGCCGCGAAGGCCTTGAGGGTTGTCCCCGGCGCCTGCTCGGCGCGGGCCTCTCGGAGCAGCATGCCCACCATCTCCCAGGCGGGGTCCTTCTCATCCTCGGTCACGCCCACAGACTGAGTGAATCGACGTGAATCAGCAAGAAAGCCGTATGCCGTGTCGTGCCTAGGTTGTCTGAATCGCACGGCTGAAATTCCGATTCTGTAACTCCGCCCCCACCTGCGACGACACGCCTGAATGACGTCTGATTCAGTCAGGTACTTGCGTCGATGCAGTCTGATTCAGTACCGTTCCTGCCATGTCCACCAAGACGGCGCTCCGGCAGAACGGACTCGCCATCCGCGCCCTCCGCCAGAAGGAGGGGCTGACGGTCGACGACCTCGCCCAGGCGGTCGGCGTCACCGCGCCCCACATCCGGAACATCGAGAACGAGCTGCGCTCAGCGAGCGAGGTCCACCTCGCCCGCATCGCCAAGGCCCTCGACGTACCGCTCGCAGCGATCAAGTTCCGCAGGGACGAGGCGGCCTGATGACGCCCTACATGGACGCCGCCGAGGTCGCCGCCTCCATCCACCCGACCGTGCCGGTGAGCACTGTCCACCACGCGCGCCGCACCGGCGCTCTCGCGTCGACGAAGGTCGGCCGGCGGCACCTCCACACCCAGGAGCAGGTCGACGCCTGGCTCGCCTCCCAGTCCACCACTGCCGAGCTGCTCACCGCGCGGTCGCGGCGGTCGCTGGGGCGGTCGGCATGAGCGCCGCCATGGATGAGGCCCCCGTCATCCGCCAGGAGACAGGGGCCTCAGAGACTCCGATCCGAGAGTACCGCGCGATCGACAGCATCGTGGTCGCCGACCGGCACCGCTCCGACCTTGGCGACCTTTCCGACTTGGCCGCGTCGATCAAGGCGATCGGGATGCTCAACCCCGTCACGATCACCGCGGACGGTCGCCTGATCGCCGGGCAGCGCCGCATGGAGGCGTGCCGGCTGCTCGGCCGGGACGTCGTCCCCGTCCGCGTCGCTGGCCGGCTCACCGAGGCCGTGGACCTCCTGATCGCCGAGCGCGACGAGAACGTGTGCCGCAAGGAGATGACGCCCTCGGAGCGCGTCCTTCTGGGGCGTGCGCTCGAGGAGCTCGAGCGGCCCAAGGGGAAGGAACGCATCGCCGACGCGCAGCGGCGTCGCCACGGAAGTAACCCCGTTCCCGAGAACGGAGTTACGAAGTACGACTCCCGTGACGTCATCGCGCCTGCGGTCGGGTTCGGCTCGTCGGCGACGTACTCGCGCGCCAAGCAGCTCGTCGACGCCGCCGAGAACCCCGACCTCCCCGCCGAGACCCGCATGGCCGCCCGCGCCGCCGTCACCGAGATGGACGCCACCGGCAAGGTCACCCCGGCCTACGAGAAGTTCAAGGGCGAGCCCGTCAACCGCGGTGACGACGCACCCACCCGCCGCGACCGGTACGGCGCCAACACCGGCACCGCACCCGCGCCCAAGCCGAAGCCCAAGGTCGTCGGCAAGACGTACAAGGGCGCACCGATCGAGAAGGCCATCCCCCAGGCGCTCAACACCCTGTCGGGCCTCCTCATCCCCATGAACCAGGTCCGGTCCGAGGACCTGGCCGGCATCGATCCGACGATCCGCCAGCAGTGGGCCTCCGAGCTCACTGACCTCGTCGCCGATCTCCGCCGGTTCCGCAACCTGCTCAAGGAGACTCCATGACCGCCGCTCAGCGACGGACCCGAGCCGACCAGGCGCCCGATGTCGTCTGGCTCGCCGTGTCCGACCTCTCGATCGACCCCAAGGTGCAGCGCCAGCTCGACACCACCCGCGCCGCCCGCATCGCGAACGACTTCGATCCCGAGTTCATCGGCATCCTCCACGTCTCCGTCCGCGGTGACGGCGCCCAGGTCGTCATCGACGGGCAGCACCGGCTCGAGGCGATGAAGCTCCTCGGCTGGCAGACACAGAAGGTGCCCTGCCGGCTGTACCACGACCTCACCCTCGCGGAGGAGGCCCACCTGTTCCGCGGGCTCAACACCTTCGCCAAGCCGCGCGCCTTCGACATGTTCAAGGTCCGCATCGTCGAGGGCGACGCGGTCGCGGTCGACGTGCAGCGCATCCTCCGACGTCACGGCTGGCGCCTCGCGACCGGCGACGTCGAGGGCGGGTTCACCGCGGTCGTCGCGGCCGAGAAGGTCTACACCGGGTTCACGACCAAGGACGGCAACACCCCCGAGCTGCTCGACAGCACCCTCGGGATCATCACTGCCGCATGGGGTCACGACGCCATCGGCGCCAACGGCTACATCGTCACCGGCATCGGCCTGTTCCTTCAGCGGTACGCCAACCACGACATCGACAAGGCCAGCCTCGTCGACCGCCTCAGCTCGCTGGCCGGCGGGCCCAACGGCGTCATCGGTAAGGCCCGCGGCATCAAGGAGTTCCGCAACGGGACGACCGCGCGCTGCCTCGCTGAGTACCTCGTCGAGCTCTACAACAAGCGCCGCACGAAGAACGTCCTGCCGTCCTGGCGCGACTCCTAAGACCGGCGACGGCGCTCCTCGCACCCCCGTCGGGGAGCGCCGCCGTCGAACCCCTTCAGCGGGGGCGCAGTGCTGCACCGCCCGGTGCCCCCGCTGAAACCCCCCGGAACAAGCCGGGGCCCGGCACCAACCGCGAAGTCAGAAGCCGGGCCCACGAACCGAGAGGAACGCTACATGAACAACTCAGGTCGCAAGCCTCGCGACGTCGGTGACCGCATCCGCGAGTCCGTCGTCGTCGACGAGAGCGGCTGCTGGATCTGGCAGCGGTACATCGGCAGCGAGGGCTACGGCTCCATGACCGCCGATGGCAAGTCTGGGCAGCTCGTCCACCGCGTCTCCTACGAGGCGTTCGTCGGGCCGATCCCGGACGGCCTGCAGATCGATCACCTGTGTCGCGTGAGGTCGTGCGTCAACCCGGCGCACCTCGAGCCCGTCACGCCGCGCGAGAACGTCCTGCGCTCGCCGGTCGCTGAGGCTGCCGTGCACGCCCGGAAGACGAGCTGTAACCACGGGCACGCGTTCGACGCGGCCAACACCTACATCACCCCCACCGGAGCCCGCGCTTGCCGCGTGTGCAACCGGCAGGCCGTCGCGGCCTACAAGCGCCGCGCCCTGACCTCGAAGGCGAGCTGACTACCGATGACGAGCACGATCGACACCGCCGCACGACGGCGTGTCACCCCCACCGGCATCCTCGTCCTGCCCTCCTCCGCCCCCAAGAGCGAGTGGCTGCAGGCCCGCAAGGACGGCATCACCGCCACCGACATCGTCAAGATCGTCGGCCTCTCCAACTTCGGTACCGCCCTCACCGTCGCGGCTGAGAAGCGCGCCACCATCGTCGAGGACACCGAGCTCTCCGAGGCCGGCCACTGGGGCCAGGAGCTCGAGGACTACGTCGCCCGCCGCTGGGCGGAGACCCGCGTCGTCACCGTGCGCCGCGTCGGCCTCATGCAGAACGTCCACCACCCGTGGATGCTCGCCTCCCTCGACCGCCTCGTCACCGGCTGCCCCGACGGCCGCTGCGGCGCCGAGATCAAGACCACCGGCCAGTGGCTCGCCGACTCGTGGGACGGCGGCGTCCCGCCGCGCGTCAACGCCCAGGTCCAGTGGCAGCTCGCCGTGTCCGGCCTCGACCACATGCACGCCGTCGTCCTCATCGGCGGGCAGCGCCTCGTCGAGCACGTCGTGCAGCCCGACGCCGCCTACATCGGCGACCTCATGGCCGCCGGCGCGCTCGCGTGGGAGGCCATCGAGGCAGGCGTCACCCCGACCATCCCGCCGCACCTGATGACCGTCGACATCCTCAACGACCTGTACCCGGACCGTTCCGGGGAGCGCGTCGTCGACGGCGACAAGGTCCGCCAGATGCTCTCCGAGTACCGCGAGCTCACCGAGGGCGCTGCCGCGTTCGAGGAGGCCAAGGACCGCATCAAGGTCGAGCTCCTCATGCTGCTGGGCGACGGCGAGGCCGCGGTCGACGAGCTCGGGCTGCCGCTGTTCACGTACAAGGCGCAGTCGTCTCGCCGCACCGACCTCAAGCGCCTCGAGGCCGAGCACCCCGACGTGTACGCCGACGTCGTGTCCTCGTCGGTGTCCCGCGTGTTCCGCCCGGCCAAGGGCGTGACCGCATGACCACCGAGCTGCGGACCCGCCGCCCCAGCGGGAAGCCGTCCTGGCCCATCGTCCTCATCGCCGGCGCGGAGAAGGCCGGCAAGTCGTGGGCCTGCGCCGCCGCGTCCGCGTCCGACCTCGTCGGCCGCACCCTGTGGCTCGGCCTCGGCGAGGACGACCCCGACGAGTACGCCAACGTCCCCGGCGCCGACTTCGAGATCGTCGAGCACGACGGCACCTACCGCGGGTTCCTCCGCGCGCTCGAGGCCGCCGTCGCCGCACCCCGCGTCGACGACCTCCCCAACCTCATCGTGTGGGACTCCGCGACCCGCGGCTGGAACCTCCTGTGCGACATGGCGCAGGACGAGGCTAACGCCCGCGCGAAGCGGAAGGGCAAGAACACCGACGAGGCCGACATCTCGATGGACCTCTGGAACATCGCGAAGCAGCGGTGGGCGCACATCATGGACACCCTGCGCGACCACGACGGCCCGGTCCTCATCACGGCGCGCCTCGACGAGGTCACCGTCATGTCGGGCGGCAAGCCGACCACGGACAAGGTCCTCAAGGTCCAGGCCGAGAAGTCGCTGCCCTACGACGTCGGCGCCGTCGTCGAGATGCCCGAGCGCGGCAAGGTGTTCCTCAAGGGCGTCCGCTCCGCGCGGCTGCAGCTCGCCGAGCGCCTGCAGTGGAACGGGTTCACCGTCGACGAGTTCTGGCGCAAGCTCGGCCTCGACGACACCGTCACCGCGCCGCGCACCCACCCGCAGCCGCAGCGCGACGCGCAGCCCGACACCGACGCGGGAGAGCCCGAGTGGATCGTCACCGGCGACGGTCTCGAGGACGCCCTGGCCGGAGTCGCCGTCGCCGGTGACCGCGACGCGATGCGCGCCATCTGGGACCGGCACGCCGGGAACCTCAACCCGGCCGGCAAGGCGCGGCTGAGCAAGGCGATGCGCGACCGCGACGCCGAGCTCACCGCGGAGGCGGAGACCGACGACGGGGCCGGGGAAGGCGACGACTCGACCGAAGCACATGCGGTCGAGCAGACGCAGGCCCCGTCGTCCCCGCCCGACAACTCCGGCAAGGCCACCCGCACCCAGCTGCGGGACCTGTCGATCGCGCTCACGTCGGCCGGCATCACCGACCGGCAGGACATCCTCGACTGGACCGGCGCCACCGTCGGCCGCGTCATCGCCTCGCGCAACGACCTCACCAAGTTTGAGGCCGCCCACGCCGTTCAGGCCGCGCAGGCCCTCGCAGGTGAGGCGGTCGCGTCGTGACCGCCGTCCTCGAGCCCGACGTCTACACGGCGTCGTTCACCGCCGACGCGACGGCCCAGGAGATCGGGCTCGTCCTCCTCGCCGTCGCCTCGGCCACCCACCGCCCCGTCCTCGTCCACATCGAGGTGCCCTCATGACGCTGCTGACGACCCTGCAGAACGACGGCCTCAACGCCGCGATCTTCACCCTCGCGCTCGTGATCGCCCTGGCCGCGCTGTTCGTGTGCGGGTTCGTGCTCTGGGCGGCGCGCGGCCGGCAGGACCCGGCCGACGTCGACGTCACGTCCCGGCTCGGCCCGTACACCGACAGCGGCGGCCACGTCGACGTCGGCGAGCCGCAGCTGCGCGTCGTGCAGGACGGGGAGGCGTCGTGAATGGCGGCTGGGGCCTCCTGTTCTGGGTCGTGTTCTTCGGCATCTTCATCGGCTGCGCCGTTGCTACCCGTCGCCACGACCGCCGACAGGAGCTCGACGCCTACGAGCGCATGAACGGTGCGCCGTGGTGAACCGCGTCCCGCTCCGGCTGGTCCTCGTCGGCGAGATCGCCTGGCGTGTGAAGCGCGCCATCGACTGCGTCCTCGGTTTCACCGGCCGTCGGCGGTGGGAGCCGTGAGCGAGCCGTCCGCGTTCGACCGCCTCCACCACTCCCGCGCTGGCGGCCCCACCCCGGCCGACGTCGAGTCGCAGAACGAGCAGCTGCGCCGCGAGAACCGCGAACTCCGCCGCCTCCTCCACGAGGTCGAGGAGGAGCGCCTCGACCTTCTGAGGCTCGCCGAGACGCGGGACCGCGGCTTCCTCACCACCAACGACCCCAGGGAGCGCCCGTGACCGACCAGGTCCGCAAGGTCGACTCCCTCGCCTGGATCGACATGGGACTCATCCACGGCAACGCGGACAACCCGCGCCGCTCCGTCGGAGACGTCACCGAGCTCGCCATCTCCATCCGCGAGCAGGGACTCCTGCAGCCCATCGTCGTCGCCCCCGACGACCGGGCCGGCGGCTACGTCATCCTCGCCGGCCACCGCCGCCACGCCGCCCTCGTGCAGCTGCGCGCGGAGCGGGCGCTGTGCCTGATCCGGTTCCCGAAGAACACGCCCGAGGCGATCGCGCTGATGCTGGTGGAGAACGGGCAGCGCGTCGCGGTCACCGCGATGGAGGAGGCCCGCGCGCTGCAGCGCCTGGTCGACGCGGGCATGTCGCAGTCGGAGATCGCGCGCCGCATCGGGAAGTCGCAGACCCACATCTCCATGCGGCTCGCGCTGCTCGCCCTCACCCCCGAGGAGCAGCGGCTCGTCGAGGACGGCGACCTCCTCCTCCGCGATGCACGCCACACCGCGCGCGTGCGTCGCGGCACCGACAAGGACACGAAGTACACCGGCTGGCACCTCGGCAAGACCCACCCCCTCGCGGCCGCCGCAGCCGACCTCTGCCGCTCCCACGACGGCACCCCGCCCCACACCCCCGCACGCCGCCTCGCCGCCACCGCGTGCGGCGAGTGCTGGGAGCACGTCATCCGCGCCGACGAGCGCACCACCCAGACCAGGAAGGAAGCGTCATGACCAGCCAGCCCCTCAACGGGAACCCGCCCCCGCCCCCGCAGCTGCAGGTCCCGGTCGAGTGCACCCCGCAGCAGATCCCGATCGCGTGGAACGTGCAGTACAACCCCGTCACCACCGAGGTCGCCATCGTCGTCATCGACGCGACCGGGCAGCGGTGGATCGTCCTCGACCACGAGTCCGCCGCCCGGTTCGGGGAGGACATCCTCCGCAACGCCGGCCTCGCGCGCACCGGCCTGGTGCTCCCGTGACCACGACCTACGTCCCCGATCTCGACATCACCACGATCACCCCGCACGCCAACAACGCCCGCAAGGACCTCGGCGACCTCACCGACCTCGCTGCGTCGATCAAGGTCCTCGGGGTCCTCGAGCCCCTCGTCGTCGCCCCGATCAACGGATCCGGGTACCGGCTCATCGCCGGCCACCGGCGCCTCGCTGCCGCGATCGACGCCGGTCTCACCACCGTCCCGGTGCTGGCTCGCGAGGACCTCGACAACGAGCCGAAGCAGCTCGAGGCGATGCTCGTGGAGAACACCCAGCGCGTCGACCTCACCCCCGTCGAGGAGGCCCAGGCCTACGCCCAGCTCGTCGCGTTCCCCGGCTACACGCCGACGAAGGCCGCGAAGCAGACCGGCCGGTCGGTGAAGACGGTGAAGTCGCGTATCGCGATCGCCGCCCTCCCGGAGAAGACCCTCGAGAAGGTCCACGCCGGTGCGATCACCCTCACCGACGCGGAGGCCCTCGCCGGGTTCACCGGGGAGCCCGAGTACGAGTCGCTCGTGAAGGCCGCGGGCACCCCCAACTTCGGGTGGGAGCTGCGCCGCGCGGAGGAGTCCCGCGCCGGCCGTGCGGCGCTCGACGTCGTGCGGAAGTGGTGCGCCGACAAGGGCTGGCCCGAGGTCGACGAGCGCCCCGACGGGCACTTCGTCGGAGTGATCTCCGCGTGGGACGTCGTCCGAGTCGACGTGAAGAAAAAGCTCGCGGAGCTCGTCGACGGCCCTCACGTCCTCGTCGTCGGTGGGACGAACGGGTACTGGACGCTCCTCCACGACGTCACCGGTCCCGAGGACACCGACGAGGACGACGAGCCCGGCTTCGACGCCGGCGCGCGACGTGCCGCGTGGGAGGCCGAGACCGCAGCCCGAGAGGCGCGCCGCGCCGACGTCAACACCGCCCGCGACGTCCGCCGCGAGTGGTTCACCGGCCGCCTCAAGACCCTCGTCCTCAAGGACACCGAGCGCCTCGAGATGCTCCGCCTCCTGGTCCAGGAGCACGTCGAGAACGGCGACTGGACGGCCGAGGACCTCACGGCCGCCGGGTTCGACGGCGAGCTGCCCGACGACATGGACGAGTCGGCCGGCGCTGCTCGGGCGTGGGCCGCAGACCTGGGCGAGAACCAGGCGTGGAAGGCGCTCCTCGTCCTCGCGTTCGACCTCGAGCGGTGCGGCGGCGAGTGGGCGGAGTACGGGCACGGCATGTCGATCCGCGTCGCGGTCGCGCTCGGCTACCAGCCGTCCGACATCGAGCTGCAGATCCTCGGGGAGGCCTGACATGGACCGGATGGCGTTCGCTGCGGCGTGCATCGTGATGATGCTCGCGATCGCGTGCATCTGCGTCGCCCTGGCGGTGATCCCGTGACCGCGGCCATCGGCGAGTTGGGACGCCCCACCCGCCGGGAGGAGCGCCTCACCAAGAAACGGCGCCGCATCTTCTGGGGCGCCGCGCACAGCACCGACCACCCGACCTGGACCGCCACGGGGCTCGTCACGGGCCTCGCCATGCAGGTCCCTGACGAGGGCGTCGAGGCCTGCACCACCATCGCGCTCGAGGTCCTCGTGCCCCGCGATGTTGAGAACAACGTCGGGCTCCTCCTTCTCCGCGGCGTCCAGCTGACCGCGATCGCGGACTCGCCCGCCGTCGACGCCGTCGTCGATCCGCGCGACGAGCCCGGCACCGTCATCGAGGTCATGTGCGACGTCGACCACGACGCACCTGAGGCCGGGATGCCCGACCTCGAGCGCGCGATCGTCACCGTCCACCTCGACGAGCACGGCGACGCGTGGGCCATCTGCCAGGCGCCGATCTGCCGGGCGTGGAGGGAACGATGACCGAGACCCTGCTGGACCTGCTCGAGGCCGTCGCGGAGAACCCGCAGCCCGTCGCACAGCAGTACCGAGACCGCATCCGCGCCGCCATCCTCGCCGACGGCCGCAACCATGGCGGCGAAGTCTCCCCCAACCGGGTCCGCGCCGCCCTGTCCAACCACCACGGCCTCACCGTCCCCCCGCGCATGCTCTCCGCCACCTACAGCGTCATGCGCGCCGAAGGCCTCCTCGAACGCCACGGATGGATCGAGAACGACGACACCAAGGGCGGCAACGCCGGGAAGTTCGTCGGCCGCTGGTGGCTCACCGAGATGCCCGGACGGCCGTCATGACGACGACCGCTCGCCCGGGTCTCACGCACCACGACCGGTGCTGGACGTACCACCTCGACTGCGCCAATGCCGAGATCACCCGGCTCCGCAACCGCCTCGCCGCCGTCAGCGCTCTCTGCGACCAGATCGACAACGAGCTCGACGCCGTCGCCGACGGCCTCGGCGTCGACACCAGCACTCGAGTCACACACCGCTTCCGCGCGGCCATGGGAGACCCGTCATGACCATCAGCCTGCACATCGAGCCCGCCGAGACCCCCGAGCTCCTCGCCCCCGGCACCGTCCGCCGACCCCCGTCGATCGAGCCCGCCCTCTGGGACCGGATGCCGTGGCCGGCGAGGTGGAAGGCCGCCCGCCGCTGGAACGCCGCGCAGCGCCAGGCCGCCGCCGACGAGCTCGAGAAGCTCGAGCACCTCGCCACCGTCGAACCCATCCAGCAGCGCCACTTCGGCCCGATCGCGACGCAGCCCCACGGAACCAACGCCGCCTACCGGCGCCACGAGCGCGCGGGGGAGGAGCCCTGCCGCCCCTGCCGCGAAGCCCGCCGCCAGTACAACCGCGACCGGTACCGCGGCACCCGCGCCAAGGAGACCGGCTCCCACCGCCTCGACTTCGACCGGGTCCTCGTCGAACGGTTCATCCACGGCGACGCCCACTGGCGCGACCTCACCGTCGACGAGCGCGTCGCCGCCGCAGCCCGCCTCGACACCCTCGGGATCTCCCGCAACGAGATCAAGCGCCGCACCCACCTCAACACCCACACCCTGCGCCGCGCCTGGCAGGAAGCCTCATGACCCCGCCGCTGGACGCCGCGCGCCGCAACCAGTCCCCGCCCCCACCCGCGAAACGGAACCGCTGGTGGTGCCACACGTGCCCCGCGACCGGGTGGGCGCAGAACGCCGAAGCAGCCCGCTCCGCCGGCACCCGCCACTACCTCGACCACCACGACCAGCCGGAGGAGACGTCATGGCCGAGCACGTCGTCGACACCAGCCTCCACAACGACGCCCTCGGCTACGCAGCCGGCTACTACGCCCACTGCAGCTGCGGATGGGCAGGCGTCCTCCGTGACCTGAACCGACGCGGCCAAGCCCTCCGAGACGCCTACGACCACCAGAAGGAGACAGCGACCTGATGGGCGCCGAAGACTTCATCAAGCTCAGCGTCCGCTACCGCGTCGACTTCGCCATGACCGGCACCAGCCCCCTCGCCGAGCTCCTGTTCATCCGCGGCATGGCCTACGCCGGCCTCAACAACACCGGCGGAGCCATCCCCGCAGCCGATCTCACCGCCATGGCCGCCGGCCTCCGCAACCCCAAGGCCCTCGCCGCCGAGCTCGTCGACGGCGGCTACTGGCAGACCACCCCCATCGGCTGGTGCGTCCGGTCCTGGGACAAGTGGCAGCACGACTACGACCAGGTCACCGAGAAGCGCCGCCGCGACGCCGAACGCAAGCGCGAGGAACGACGCCGCAAGCGCGACGAGCAGATGGGAGGCGAGTCCGAGTGACGTCCACGGACGCGGCGCGGACAGTCCACGGACAGTCACGTGACAGTCGCGCGCAGACTGAGACAGAGACTGAGAGAACAACCCCTTCCAGCCGGACCGATGCACCACGTGGAGCCCGACAGGCGACAGCAGCCCTCCGCGACATCCACCCCCTCGACGCCCTCGCCGTCACCATCGCCTGGCTCCGCCCCGACTGGAACCTCGGCGCCATCCGCGGCGTCCTGGCCCGCAGCAACGGCAGCCACCACGAGCTCGCCGCCCGCGCACTCCGCGTTGCCCTCGACCCCGACGCACGAACCCCCGGCGCGATCGAGAACGCCGGCCCTATCCGCCGACTCGAGCCGGTTCAGACGTACCCGACCGTCACCGAAGCCCTGAACCCCGAGCTCTGCGCCCACGAGTTCCGCATCGGCGCCTGCCCCACCTGCCGCCGAGGAGGCCTCGCATGACCCCCAAGCGATGCACCCAGTGCGGCCAGCCCCATACGGCCTGCACCGCCCACCGCCGCGACGGAGACCCCTGCGGGATGAAGCCGATCCGCGGGCTCGCGGTGTGCCGGATGCACGGCGGTTCGACGAAGCGGGCGAAGGCGAAGTCCGCGCGTAAGCAGGCCGAGGTCGAGGCCGTGAAGGCCGTCACCACCCTCGGCCTCGCCACCGACATCTCCCCGGCCGAGGCGCTGCTCGAGGAGATCCGGTGGACGTCGGGGCACGTGCAGTGGCTCCGGTCGAAGGTCCAGGAGCTCAACCCCGACGAGCTCACCTGGGGCACCGTCGAGACCACCCGGGACCACATGGGCACCACCATCAAGGACAAGGCCGGCCCGTCGATCTGGTACGAGCTCTACACCCGCGAACGCCAGCACCTCGTCACCGTCGCCGCTGCCGCGCTCCGCGCGAACATCGACGAGCGCCGGGTCCGCCTCGCCGAAGCGCAGGGCGAGCAGCTCGCTGCCGTGATCCGCGCCATCCTCGACGATCTGCGCCTCACCAGCGCGCAGCAGCGTCTTGTCGGCACGGTCGTCCCCCGCCACCTGCGCGCCATCGGAGGCAGCCAGTGAGCTACCCGCACCGCATCGACCTCGCGCTCGTCGCCGACGACATCTGGTCCCTCATCGGCGGCCCCTGCTACCTCGACCGCGTCGCCGAACTCCTCACCACCCCCGCCACCCACGTCATCGGCGAATCCGGCCACGTCCGCTCCAAGGTCATCGGCTCCCCCGCACCCTGGAACGACGAAGCCGCCGGGATCCTGTTCGAGGTCCACGCCGGCGCGCGCCGCCACGAGGCCGCCATGCGCCGGGCCCTCGGCTTCAACCCCGTCCGCCGCGGAACGTCCGACGCACAGACCGTCGCCGCCCTGTCCGCCCTCCCGGACCTGGTCCGCGCGATCGTCACCCGACACCTCGAGACCACCGCCGCGGACCGGGCAGCAACCGACGTCGCACGCTGGCCCCGCATCTGCCGGCGCATCCTCGACGACGACCCCGCCCCCAACGAACGCCCCAACACCAAGGCCCCCGGCGGACTCACCTGCCCCCACTGCGACCGCCGCCTCATCCTCAAGCACGGCTGGCAGTTCACCGGCGACGTCGCCAAGCAGCAGCTCTGGTGCCTGCGCTGCCCCACCACCATCGACGACGACCACCCCCGCGGCCGCGACCTCTCCTGGCCCCCCGACGCATGGCTCGCCGTCCTCCAGGACGAGGAGCGCACATGAGCGGTTATCCACAGGGCTCGCGACACGAAGACGCAGGTCAGGCACGGTCCTTGCTCGAATCACACCGTTGTGGTCTACTCGGGTTTGGCGAGCCATGCCCGCACTCAGGTGACCCCCGCGACGCGTCAACGTCCGGGGGTCTGGTCATTCCCTCTCTCGAAGGGTCCGACGATGCAGAAGGCTACCCCCGCGTCCCCGCCCCCGCCCGATCTCGGGTGTGTCGAGTGGGACTGCGGCAACCCCGCCGACCTGGATGCGCCCGTCGCGCTCTGCCGGCACCACCTGCGCCTCGCGTTCGCCTACGTCCTCGGCCAGGTCGAGACTCGCTCCGCCGACGCCATCGACACCATCCCGCAGCTGCCGCGCCCTCCCCGCGACGTCACGCACGGCTGGGTGTACTTCGTCCAGCGCGGCGCGCTGATCAAGATCGGCTGGTCCTCGTATCCCAAGCGCCGGTTCAAGGAGCTGCGGCCCGACCGAGTGCTGCACTGCGAGCCGGGGAGCATGGCGGACGAGCAGCGCACGCACGCGGCGTTCGCGCACCTGCGCGAGCAGGGCGAGTGGTTCCGGCCGGAGCCCGATCTGCTCGCGTTCATCGACGACCTGCGGAGGGCTACAGCCTGACGGAGGGTCCCCGTGCCTGACCCGTGGGAGTTCGCAGCCCGCCAGTTCGAGGACCCCCCGCGCCCCTACCCCACCCCCGGCGCCCTCGCGGCCGCGGTCGACCCGCGCGTCGTGCAGACCCCGGCCCTCGACCTCATCGACGCCGCCCTCGTCGAATGCCACGACACCCGCGACGGCCGCCTCGTCATCTCCATGCCCCCGCAGGAGGGCAAGTCCCAGCGCGGCTCCCGCTGGTTCCCGCTCTGGGCCCTCACCCAGAACCGCGACCTCCGCATCGGCGTCGTCTCCTTCGAGCTCGGCATGGCCCGCCGGTGGGGCCGCACCATCCGCGACGACATCGCGATGAACCCGCAGCTCGAGCTCCGGGTCCGCGACGACCTCTCCGCGCAGCACGAATGGCAGCTCGCCGGCCACGACGGCGGCGTGTACGCGGCCGGCATCGGCGGCGCCCTCACAGGCCGCCCCCTCGACCTCCTCATCATCGACGACCCGTTCAAGGACCGCGTCGAGGCTGACTCCCGCGTGTACCGGGAGCGGGCCTGGTCGTGGTGGACCGACGTCGGCGGCCCTCGCCTCGCCCCCGGCGCATCCACGGTCCTGATCCAGACGCGGTGGCACGAGGACGACCTCGCCGGGAAGCTCCTCGCCGCCGAGGACGGCCACCTGTGGCAGGTCTTGAACATCCCCGCCCAGGCCGACCACGACCCCGCCAAGGGTCAGACCGACCCCCTCGGCCGGCGGCCGGGCGAGTTCCTCGAGTCCGCGCGCGGCCGCACCGCGGCGCAGTGGGAAGCGATCAAGGTCCGGTCCGGGTCCCGCACCTGGGCCGCCCTCTACCAGGGCCGCCCCTCCCCGGCCGCCGGTGACGTGTGGGAACGCGACTGGTGGGGCGAGTACCGCACCCCGCTCTGGGTCGAGCAGCCCAACGGCTCCCGGTTCGTCCCGCGCGCGAACGGCGCCGGCATCCTCATCCAGTCCTGGGACATGGCGTTCAAGGACACCAAGGGCTCCGACTACGTCGTCGGGCAGGTCTGGTTCACCGACGGCGTCGACGCCTACCTCCTCGACCAGGTCCGCGCCAGGCTCGCGTTCCCCGCCACCGCGAAGGCCGTCGTCGAGCTGTCCGCGCGGTGGCCGCAGGCCGTCCTCAAGCTCGTCGAGGACAAGGCCAACGGCCCCGCCGTCATCGCCGCCCTCCGGCGCCGCGTCCCCGGCCTCGTCGCCGAGGAACCCCACGGCTCCAAGGAATCCCGCGCCGCCGCGGTCGCCCCGTTCATCGAAGCCGGCAACGTCCACCTCCCGGCCCCTGAGATCGCCCCCTGGGTGAGCGAGTTCCTCGAGGAGACCGCCGGGTTCCCGAACGGCGCGCACGACGACCAGGTCGACGCCGCCTCCCAAGCCCTCACCCGCCTCCTCCTGACCCCGCTCCTCGCGGGCGACACCGTCGTCACCGCCGACGACTTCGACGACGGCGGCGACTACCGCATCAGCCCGTACTAGGCCCACGACATCGCGAGGAGCGACACATGTCCGTGCCGTCGCCCGACCTCGCACGCATCGTCGAGAACCTCGCCGACGAGGTCGACACCCTCCAGGAGTCCATCGCCTCCGCCGCGACCTGGGCGACCATGGCCGGCGGCGACTGGGTCGCCCAGCTCGGCCAGCAGGAAACCCTCCACCAGCGCGGCCTCCTCACCGAGGTCACCCGCCTGTGCCGCACCAGCTCGGTGATGAACCCCCTCCTCCGCCGGGCGCTGTCGCTGCGCGCCGCCTACGTCTGGGGCTCCGGCGTCTCCATCACCGCGGTCGCGCAGGGCGGCGACGGGCAGGACGTCAACGCCGTCGTCCAGGCGTTCCTCGACACCCCCGGCAACCAGCTCGTCGAGGACCTCATCGAACCCGTCAACGAGCGCTCCCTCGGGACGGACGGGAACGTGTTCCTCGCCCACTTCACCAACCCGACCACCGGGGCGGTGCAGGTGCGGCGCCTGCCGTGGGACCAGGTCACCGAGATCGTCACGAACCCGGAGGACTCCTCCGAGCCGTGGTACTACCTGCGCGAGTGGTCCACCGTGCAGTTCGACGCCGCCGGCAAGGCCACCACGGTCATCCAGCGCGCGTTCTACCCGGCGCTGCGGTACCGGCCCCTCGTCCGGCCGAAGCAGATCGAGTGGCAGACCGCGACCGCCTACCCGATCTACTGGGACGCCCCCGTCCTGCACATGGCCGTGAACCGGCTCGACGGGTGGGCGTTCGGCACCGGCGACCTCCTCCCCGCCGTCGACTGGGCCCGCGCCTACAGCGTGTTCCTCGAGGACTGGGCGAAGCTGGTGAAGTCGCTGTCCACGTTCGCGTGGCGCGCCACCACGAAGGGCTCCAAGACCACCAACGTCGCACGCCAGATCGCCGCGGCCGCCGCCGGCGCCACGATCGGCGGCGCGGTCGTCGAGACCGCCGACCAGACCCTCGAGGCCATCCCGAAGACCGGCGCCACCATCGACTCCGACTCCGGCCGCCCCCTCGCCGCGATGGTCGCAGCCGCGACCGACGTCCCCGTCACGATGCTCCTCGGCGACCCCGGCGTCACCGGCGCCCGCGCGACCGCGGAGACCCTGGACCGGCCGACCGAGCTGATGGCGCAGATGCGCCGCAACGCCTGGTCCGCGACGTTCCAGGCGTCGATCGACTACGTCATCGACCAGGCCATCAAGGCACCCTCCGGGCCGCTGAAGGGCACCGTCATCCGCGACCCCTACACCGGGCGCGAGACCTACACCCTCGCCGACGGCACCGACCGCACCCTCGACATCCAGTGGCCGGACCTGTCCGAGACCCCCGTGGACGTCCTCGTCAAGGCCATCGTCGCCGCCGATTCGACGCAGAAGCTGCCCCCGCTCACCGTGGTCCGGCTCCTCCTCAACGCCCTCGGCGTGGACGACGTCGACGAGATCATCGACGAGGTCACCGACGACCAGGGCCAGTTCATCGACCCCACCACCAGCGCAGGCGATGTCGCGGTCCGCGCGTTCCGGGCTGGCCGTGACGCCGCCGGCGTGGTCGGCGACCCCACCACGCCGGCGGACCCGCAGCAGCAGGACTGATCGACCGTGGGGCGCATCCACCACGACACCCTGAAGCTGTCCGACGAGCTGCGGATCCTCATCTCGGGGAAGGTGAACCACACCGTCCGCCAGCTCGTGCAGGCGTGGGCGAAGGCGTGGGACGAGATCGAGGGCGAGTTCAAGGCCGCGATCGCCGACATCGTCACCGCCGAGGCCGACGGCACCGCGACCGTGTCGCAGCTCGCCCGCGTGAACCGCGCGCAGCGGGCCATGCTCCACGCCGTGGAGCAGCTCGACGGGCTCACCGACTTCGCCGGCATCCTCGTCGTCCACACCTCCGGCGACGTCACGAAGACGTCGATCGAGTGGCAGGAACGCATCGTCCGCTCCCAGCTCCCCACCGGGGAGGCCGCGGTCACCGCGATCACCTGGACCAGGGTCGCGACGGACGCGATCGACGCGATGGTCGAGCGCATCACCGAGCAGATCCACTCGAGCCTGCGCCCCCTGACCCCGGACGCCGTCAACGCGATGCAGCGGGCCCTCCTGCGCGGCATCGCCGTGGGGGAGAACCCGCGCGACGTCGCCGCGGACATGCTCCGACGGGTCGAGGGCGAGTTCAACGGCGGCCTCACCCGCGCCCTCACCATCGCCCGCACCGAGATTCTCGACGCCTACCGGTCCGGCGCTGCCGCGGCGCAGTTCGCGAACATGGACCTCCTGCAGGGCTGGATGTGGCTCGCGCAGCTCGACGCACGGACCTGCCCCTCGTGCTGGGGGATGCACGGCACCCAGCACGAGCTCACCGAGCTCGGCCCCAACGACCACCAGAACGGCCGCTGCGCGCGCCTGCCGGTGACGAAGTCGTGGCGCGACCTCGGCTTCGACATCGACGAACCGCCGTCGGTGGTCCCGGACGCGCAGGCCGCGTTCTGGGCGATGCCGGAGAAGGACCAGCTCGCCGTCATGGGGCCGCTGCGCCTGGCCGCGCTGAAGAACGGCGCGCCGTGGGACCTGCTGTCGGTCAAGCGCACCAACGACGGGTGGCGCGACTCCTACATCCCCACCCCCGCGCGGGTGCTGGGACGGGCGTCGATGCGCCTCGTCTAGACGGTCTCCGGATGGACGTCGCCCGGGCCGACCGCGAGCACCCCACCGCAGCGCTCGCACTCGTACTCGCTGAACGACCCCTCACCGAACGTCACCGTCCGTAGCCGCCACAGGTGCTCGACGCACTCCGGCCGCCCGTCCATGCCCGCCACCGTAGGAGGCCACCGTGCCGGAAGCCACCCCCCTCACCGAGGCCGGCACCGTCACCCTCACCGAGACCGAGGGCACCGGCACCGCGCTGGTCACCCTCATCACCCCCGGGCAGGGGTCCTCCGGCGAGTACCCCGCCGAGGTCCTCGAGTCCGCCGCCGCCGACGGAGTGTTCGCGGCCGGGACGCACATGTACCTCGACCACCCGACCCCGGGAGAGCGGCCGGAGCGGTCCCTGGACCGCCTCGCCGGGGTCCTCACCGAGGCCGCCACCTGGGACGGGGAGGCGCTCCGAGCGCCGGCGAAGATCTACCCCCGGTTCCGGCAGATGCTCGCCGAGATGCAGGACGCCATCGGCGTCTCCATCCGGGCGGGCGGCGTCATCGAGTCCGGGATCGTGAAGTCGATCGGCCCGGTCGCGTCGGTCGACTTCGTCACCAAGCCCGGCCGCGGCGGCTCGTTCCAACTGGTCGAGTCCGCGGTCCTCGTCGAGGGCCACGGCATGACCGCGAACGACCTGTCCCAGGCCCTCTCGGACGCGGTGCGCGACACCTACGGCGCCGAGCAGACGTACACATGGGTCCGCGACTACACCGACGAGTGGGTCGTGTTCTCCGTCGAGACCCCGGACTCGTGCGACCTGTGGCGCCAGTCGTACACCGTCGCCGACCGGGAGGTCACCCTCACCGGCGACAAGGTCGAGGTCGACGCGGTCACCACCTACGTCCCCTCCGCGGGCGAGAACCCGACCGACACGGCGCCTGGCGGCATGTCGGAGTCCCTCGCGACCGGCGGGACCGTCACGACGACCATCACCGACGGCGAGGTCGTCCTCTCCCCGCTGCGCCTGCAGCTCGACGCCGGCGTCATCTGGAACAGCCTGCAGCGCCTCAAGAAGCAGGGCGGCGGCCACCTCATGTTCGAGGCCGAAGCCACGCCCATCCACGACGCCATCGCGTCCACCCTGACCCCCGCCCTCGAGGCGGGTCAGCCGGCCACCGACCCGGTGCCCGCGCCCACCACCACGGACTCCTTGGAGGAGACCATGTCCGACCTCACCGAGGCGGAGGTGCAGACGCTCCGCGAGGCCGCGGCCGCGCTGCCCACCGTCACGGCGGAGCGCGACGAGGCGCGGGCCGAGCTCGCCGCCTACGTCCGCCGCGACGCCGCTCGACCGATCATCGCCACCGCGATGGCCGAGGCCGCCCTCCCGGCCCGCACCATCACCCGCCTCACCGAGGCCGCCCTCGCCGACCTGCCCACCACGGCCGACGGTGCCCTCGACGAGGACGCCCTCCGCGCCCGCGTCGCCGAGGCCGTCACGGCCGCGACCGACGAGCTCAACGAGGCCCTCGGCAGCCTCGGCGGTGGCACCGTCCACGGCCTCGGCACCGGCAGCGCCCCCGTCGAGGAGTCCCAGCCGTCCGCGGAGTACGCGGCGATCTACGGAACCGGAGCCTGACATGGCCGACTACAGCCCCGTCTTCGCGAACGGGAACAACCCCTACACGTCGCAGGCCTCCGCGGCGATCACCGGCGGCCAGATCGTCGTCGTCACCGGTGCCGGCACCGTCGGCCCGTCCGCGGGTGCGTCCGGCATCGTCGCCGGCATCGCCGCCCACGACGCCGCCAACGGCGCGAAGGTCACGGTCTGGCCGCTCGTCGGCCCGGTCCACGAGACCGTCAGCCCCGGCGGCTCGACCGCGGGCGACCCGCTGTCGTCCGCCGCGTCCGGCGGTGTCGCCACCGGCGTCCTCGCCACCCTCGCCGCCGCAGGAACCCTGCTCGGTGTCGCCCTCACCACGGCTACAGCGGGCAACAAGGTCCGCTGGGTCGCCCGCTAAGACCAGACGAAGGGATCTAGGCCATGCCCATGACCTACCCGGCGGCCGCCCCGACTCTGTCGGGCGACCTCCTCACCATCAGCCGGTTCCTCCAGAGCCCGGCCAACGTGCGTCGTCGCCTGCGCGACTTCCGCGACCTGCGGTTCGTGTCCGACCAGATCCTCCGCGCGCAGTTCGTGGCGTCCGGCGGCGCGGTGCTCTACGAGCAGTCCGAGCCGTTCGTCACCGACCGCACCGTGGAGGCCGTGGCCCCCGGCTCGGAGTACCCGTTCGCGGAGACCCCGACCGGCACCGCGGCGCTCGCCTCCGTCGTGAAGTGGGGCCAGAAGGTCCGCATCACGGAGGAGGAGGTCCTCCGCGAGACCGTCTCGTCGGTCATCGACCGCAAGCTCCGCAAGCTCATCAACTCCGTCATCAAGCAGGTCGACGGCGTCACGATGGCAGCGGTCGAGTCCTCGGTCACCCAGAACGCCGCGGCCACCACCGCGTGGGCGACCATCGCGACCGCGACGCCGTTCTACGACGTGGAGAAGGCCAAGGCCGTCATCCGCGCCCTGAACCTGGGCTACAGCCCGGACACGATCGTCATGGACGACAACCGGTACGCCGCGCTGCTGAACAACTCGGTGGTCTCGGCGCTGCTCCGTCGCGAGAACGAGCAGAACCCGATCTACACCGGCCAGATCGAGACCATCGCCGGCCTGAAGATCGTCGTCACGCCCAACCTCCCCACCCCGACCACCGTGTACGTCCTGGACTCGACGCAGCTCGGCGGCATGGCCGACGAGCCCGGCGCGTTCGCGGGCTACCAGGCCCAGGACATGCGGGTCTCGACTCGCGTCATCGAGCAGCCCGACATCGACTCCGTCGACATCCAGGGCCGCCGCAAGACCGTCCCCATCGTCCAGGAGCCGGGTGCGGCGTACCGCATCACCGGCGCCTGACAAGGACAAGGAGCTCATCGTGAGCCAGTACGTGGTCACCGGGTCGTGCGCACTGCTCACGACCGTCTCCCCGCTCGACGGGAAGCCGTACAAGACCCTGCTCTACACGGGGTCGCTCGTGCCCGACTCGGCCACCGAGGCCGAGATCGAGCACAACCTGTCGACCGGCCTCATCGGCCCGGTAGACGTGATCGGCGACCAGGACGTCGTCGAGCTCCTCGAGCCCGAGCCCGCCCCCGCGGCGGACGTGCTCGAGGAGCCGGCACGCAACGGGTCGACCGACGAGTGGCGTGCCTTCGCGATCGCGAAGGGCGCCCAGGCCGAGGACGTCGCCGCCCTCAAGCGCGACGAGCTCGTCGAACTGTACGGCTCCCCCGCCTGATCTCAGGCACCGCGTAGACGGAGGACCAGCCCCACTTCCCTGGGGCTGTTCCTCCGTCACGCCCCCACACGTTCTCGCTGGCCAGGAGGCTGTCCCGTGGCGATCCACTACGAGCACGCGGGTTTCAACCCCGACGGCTCCCCGCACTTCAACATCACGTCCGACGACCCGAACGCCCACATCGTCCTCACCGGGCCGATCACCGGCCAGGTCGTCGTCGACGGTCAGGCGGTCGACGTGTCGGCGCCGTTCATCGAGGCGAAGGACGAGGCGCACGCGCTCGCGATCAGCGACGCGATCGGTCTCTACCACGTCGAGCACGGCCACCCCGACTTCGTCAACGACCACAGCATCGACCCGGAGACGGGGCGCGAGGTCGACGACTTCGGCTTCGTCCACGTCGGCTCGGACGGCGTCCCGATGATCAACGCGGCCGCCCACCCCGACACGATCGCGAAGGTCGAGGCCGCCGTCGAGGCTCACCCGGACCTCGAGACCGGGTCGCTCGTGAAGGTCGAGGTCTGACATGGCGCTCGCATCCACCGCGGCCGCGAACGCCGCCCTCAACGGGCTGGCCGGCGTCGGCTCGACGAACACGATGACCCACGTGTCGCTGCACTCGGCGTCCCCGTCGACGACGGGCGCGAACGAGAACGCCAACACCGGTTCCTACGCGCGCCAGGCGTGCTCGTGGAACGCGGCGGCGAGCGGCTCGATGACGAACTCGACCGCGCTCACCTTCTCCACGGCTGGTTCGGTCGCGTGCACCCACGTCGGCACGTGGAACAACGGCACCTACGGCGCCGGCACGTACTCCATCGGTGCGGCCCTGGGCTCCTCGGTGACCGCGGCCTCCATTACCGTGGCGTCGGGCGCGATTAGCTGGTCCGCGAGCTGACACCATGCTGATCCTCTCGAGCACGTCCGACCTGCTGCGCGTGACGACGTCGGCGGCGTCCGATGTCGACGTCCACGCGTCGTGGGTGGACAACGCTGCGGGCGCGATCACGCCGGGTCGGACGAACACTGCCGCGATCACGACTGCGACGACCACGACCGTGGTCGCGTCGCCG